ACCAGGCGGCCGGTGCGGCAGAACGTGCGGAGCCGCTGCACCTTGTCCGCGATCCGCACCATGCAGCCACGCCACGGCTCAATGTTGACGAAGTCGGCACCACTGCGGACGTTGGCTAGCGGGTCTTCCTCGCTGCCGTAGTCGGCGCTTTTGGATTCGTGGAGCCGCTGCATTTCTTGGAGCAGGGCAACAAACGCTGTGCTGCTGGGGTGTTTGCGGTTCTCCAGCAGCGAGTCGCCACGCAACCGCTGCCCCTCGCAGCACGACTCGCCCCACGCCTGAGCCAGCACCCCGGCGGCACACTCCTCGGCCGGCTTGCATCCAGCCAGCGGCGGCGCACGGTAGCCGACCAACTTGTCGTCGCTCGGGTCCGTGCTGTCGAGCCGGTCCTTGACGGCCGCCCGCAGTGCATCGTTTGCTCTCTCCAAAGTCGCTGCTGTCATGTCGTCGCCTTTCTGGTTACGCGGTCCTTACGGTGCCGTCCTGCATCACCCGGTAGTTGTGAACGTCAAACGCACCGCCCTTATGTATGGCGACCATGGCAAATCCCCAGTTCCACTTATTGATGCGGGCGTACTCGGGGCGCAGGTCGCAGAGGCAACCCGTGCTCCAGCACCCGGTCTCCTTGTGCCACATATCGGACTCGGCGTGATTGCTCGTGCGGTGCGAGTGGCCGACCAGCCCGGTGGACCCGGTTTTCATAAACACGCCACGGGCCACGTTGACCGGCGCGGCCATGCCGCTTGGCAGCTCGTGCCCGTGAAGTACCGGGAGCTTGCCCAGCATTACCGGCCGCTTGTCCTCGACCAGCACGATGTCGTGCTTTGAGAACTCCAACCAGGCCGACAGGCTCATACGCGGGTCGTCGGAAATCTCGGCGGCGTGCTGCCACAGCCAATGCTGCCACCGCTCTTCGTGGTTGCCGCTCTTGTAGACGATGGGGATGCCCGGGAACTCCTGCCGCACGTAGGCCAGGAAGTCCCGCACCGCCTCGAGCTCCCCCTTGAAGTCTCGCTGCGTGGGGTCTTTGGTGTAGCGGGAGATGGCGTAGAAGTCGGCGATGTCGCCATTCAGCAGCAGGCCGGTGAGCTCTTGGTCCTTGAGAAAACCGATAGCCGCGGCCACGGCGATCTCGGAGTGATACGGCACGTGCACGTCGGACATGATGCCGACGTTGCCTAGGACGTTCAGCCGGTGTGGCGTCCACGAGTCGGCCACGCTTTTGGGCATGGCCATGATCTCGCCAGCACTGCGCTTTGCACGAACGGACGCAGGTTTCATCTCCTTGAGATTCTTCTTGCCGTGCACGCCGAACTGCCGTTGGATGCGTTGCCGGGCCTGGTCAATCGTGATGGCCCCGTTGCACTCCTTCACCAGCCGCTTGGCGAGCGTGCGAGACGGCGCGTCGGGGTGTGACCGTGCCAACTTCCTGGCCATGTCCGTGATAGGGTCACTTGCCATCGGCTACCTCCCTGTATCCAAGGTTCCAGAGCGTCCGCCGGATGACGCGGGCCGCTTCCGTGACGGCCTCCTCGCTGATGCTGGGGCCGAGGCTGGCGTGGAGCAGCTCATGCACGATGGTCTCCATGCGAGGGCCAGCCTTTAGCCGCTCGTCAATCAGGATCCGGGGCCGGGCTGAGTTGTCGAAGTAGGTCCACCCGGCAGCGTCACCCTTGAGCCGGGTGAACCTCAGCAGCCACCGCTTGCCGTCTATCGTGACGTGATGGTCTTCAGCCACGGGCGTCGTCCTTTCGCCCGTCAGTGTGGGGGACGTGTCAACCGATGCCGAACTTGCGGCCCAACTGGTTCAGCCGCTCTTGCCGCTTCTTGCACCCGCAGTCCTTGACGCCTACGGCGGTGGCGACCGCCTGGGCTCGTTCCTTCGTGATGCCAACCGCTGACAGCCCGGCCGCCAGCATGTCGCCCAGGCCAGGCTTGGCCCGCGGATACGCTGCGTGCGTCTCGTCCACCGTGATCTGGTCGCCATCCTGGGTGACGATGCACGGCCGCACCTGCTCGAGCGTGTAGCCACGCTGGCGGCAGCGGGCCTCAAGGTGGCGCAGGTGGCAGCGGATCATGGGAGCGGGTTGCAGGGATAGATCGTGGCCAACTGGGTCAAGGCACACACCCCGCCGCCGCCGTCAAGTTGCTCGTAAACAGGAGCGGCCTCGTAATCAATCTCGCCGCAGCAGTTGGCGTAGAGAAACACCAGCACCTCCCAGAAATCGCAACAATCGCAATCCTCGGGCGGGTCAAACTGTTCGCCACAGGGCGGGCCGTGGATGTCGGGGTCGTACGGGATCGGGTCGCCGTTTTCGTCCACGCAACTCCCGCCAGGAATCACCCGCGTAGTCACCTGGAGCGAAACGCTTTGGTAGCCATTGTCTTCAAGGGCTGCGATTACGCCTTGGTCGTCGAGGTAGTCAAGCAGGGCCTGCCTAGCCGGATCAATCTGAGCATTGCCGTCGCAAGCGAATCCGTTATTACCACAGCCATCGCTCAAGCATTCGCACCCCGGAGGGCAGCCGCAGCAGCACGCCTGCTCCGTGCCGACCTTGCCGTCACGCAGGACGATCTTGCCGTCTTGGATCGTGATACTGCTCATGTGGTCGCGCAAGTAGCGATGTCGATGGTAAACACAATCGTGCTACTGGACGCCAACGCGACGCCCGGCAACGTCTTAAACTCGATGGCCGCCGTGGTGATCGTGGCGGAAGTTGCAAAGTCAGCCGGGTGCATCTGTGGCACCAGCAGATACCACGCCGTGCCTTCCTTGGCGATTGCACAATCGCGAGTCGGGCCATTAGGGATCGGCCAAAACAGGTTCGTGGCGGACGCGGTATTGGGAGTGGTTGTCTGGTTCTTGAACGTCACGGTCTTCGCGGAGTTGATGCTCCACGAACCGGAGAACGTGCAGATACGAAAGACCTTGCCGCCGCCGCCACCCAGCCTCGGCGCAGTCGGCAGCCCGCCCGTGTCGCGGTTGCCGGCCTCGACAATGCGGACGACCTGCGCAATCCGCTCGGCGGACGCCCTCGTAAAGGTGACACGGTCGGCCACGGTCAGTCCTCGTAGATCGTGATCACGGCCCTCGTCGTGCCGGCCACGGCCGCCCTGGCGGCGTAGTCGCCCGGAGCGAGCCGCAGAATTGCGGCCTCGCCTGCCTTCAGCCGCACGGCCTCAAAGAGGTTCGTGCCGCTGAGCCGGCCGATGGACACGGTGTGCGTGGTCTCGGTGGCCAGGTTTCGCACGAAGGCCAGGCCCAGCGTGCCAATCGTGGCCGTGCTGATCTGCGACGTGGCCGTGCCAAGGGCCAGCGTCACAGAGAGGACGCCCGCCGTGGCAATGTCGGCCGTGATAGCCGAGGCGTTGAACTGCTCACGCAGGGCACCCTTTTGCACGGTGCCGGAAATGTTGTACGTCACGTCTGCCATGATTCACCTATAGCCAGGAAGGAGTGCCGAAGTATGAGGAGAAGTTCACCTCGCGGTTAACTCGCCGCTCGAGGATGTCGGGCAGAGTGCCGGCGGCCTTTAGCGTGCCATCGCTGTTCAGGGCGACCGGGTTCACGCAGGCCACCTTGTCGCCGCTGTCGGGGTCGATGACGTAGGCCCGTTTCTTTGTGCCGCCCTCTAAGTAGTTGTAGCCAACGTCTGGCAGAAACAGGTTCCACCCGGTCTGGCGGTAGACCAACTCCGTGGTGATCGACCAGTACCGCACCTCAGCGTCGTTCACCATCTCGATCTGTTGCTGGCCGCTGATGCCGGTGCATTTCCAGCGGCCGGCCGGGGCTCCTAGGTACGTGCCGCTGTTAACGCAATTGGTAACCGCCACGGCCGTGGCCAGCGGGAAGTTGGCCCGGTTGCCAGCAATGCTCGCCCGGCACTCGCCTTCTTCGGTCGTCAGCCCCTCGAACCAATCTTTGGAAGAGTTGACAAGCGGCTTCTGCGTGTTGCCGTCCCAGTAATACAACGCAGGCACGGCGGCCCCGCCGGTCGAGAAGCTCCAGATGTCGGGCCGGGCCAGCGGGTTGGGGTCGCGCTCGTCAGGCTGCAGCAGCTCGTACCGAAACGTGACCTCGGCGTGGAATGGTGAAGGCGAGCCTTCAGCCATCGACGCCTCGGTCATTGTGATAAAGCCGTACTCCGGGTGCGGTGCCCCGTGGAAGATGCCGATGGTGCCAGCGACTTCGCTGACACTGTGGGCCGTGTTGTCCAGGGTGACGACAAACTTGCGCTCCGCCGTGGGCGGCTCGCCAAAGCGATGCGTCAGCGACCGGCCCGAGACTTCACGCCAACTCACGACTGCCATTAGGCGGCCCTCGCGCCGTTGCCAACAATATCGACACGATCCGCCCGCAGCTCGCCGAGCTTGGCGTCGATCTTCCTCAGCTCACTCAGCTGCTTGCGGTACTCCTCGACGGCAGGGTCTTCGCGCCCGCTGGCGATGCGAAGGATCTCGCTGATGCCGCCAGATCGCACGTCGCTAACGCCAAGAGCCTGATTGCTCTGGCGAGACAGGGCGTCCAGCCGGTCGCCCTCGATCTCGATGGCCCGTTTGGCCCGCTCTTCCTCGACCTTGGCAATCTCTTCGTCTGCTTTGCGGATTATCTCAAGCCGTTTTTCCTCGGCCTTCCGGGCCTCCTCGGCGGCCTGGGCGGCAGCGGCAACGGCGGCAGCACGCTCTCGCTCGGCGGCACGTGCGGCACGCTGCCGCTCCCGCTCGGCCGCAGCCTCGGGGCTGTTGCGGTTGGATCGCCTCTGTGCCGCACGATCAAGCGCGTCCCCGAGGATGGCACGCTCTTTAGGTTGCTCAGCAGGAGAAGGACGATTCCTCCCCATGAAAGCGTCGCCGGAACGCTCAAAGTCCTCTTTCATCTTCCGCGACTGTTCTTTCTGGAAGTTCGCCAGAGTCTCATTGGAAATGATCCAATCTGGAAGAATCTTCAAGATTTGCGCCACGGCAATACTGAAGCCGTTAAACACAGCCCGCACGCCATAGAACACAGACGCAAAGATATCTGCCGCAATCTGGAAATACTCGCCGGCAGCACTAATAGTCTGCGTGGTGTCACTAAACGAAGCTGCCCAGTCGATGAGGTAGTTAATCCATGGATCCAGAATGCTGGCCAGGTAATCGGCACCAGTCAAGAATGCGTCCGTGATGGAGTCGGCCAAGGCCGTGCCGCCCGTCTGCCCATTAACTCCTTCAAACGCTTCGACAAATCCAAGGAACTGATTGGCCAAGTCCGTCACAACCGGCGCGAGGTTTGCCGTGACCTGGCCGATGATGCCGTCAAAAGTTTTGCGGACCATCAGCAGTGCATCGTCCATTTCAGTGATCGACCCGACCTGGTCTTCAGACAACACCATGCCGAGCTTTTGCGCTTGCGCCTCGATCTCTTTAAGGTTGCTTGCGAACAGAGGCAGCAGCTCGACACCGCTCTTGCCGAACAAATCCACGGCCGCCGCCGCCTGTGCGGCCGGTCCTTTAATGGCACCGATAGCAGACGCAACCGCGCGAAACTGCTCTTCTGGGCTTTTGGCCAAAAGGTCATTGACGGTCAGTCCAATGTTGGCGAACGCCTTTTGTGCCGTGGCAGATCCGGCGGCGGCGTCGCCAAGAACGACCGACACTTTTTGCAGGGCACCCTCGAGGTTCTGCACGCCGGCCAAGTCGGCCGCCACCTGGAACCCTTGCAGCGCGTCGGTGCTGACGCCCGTTCGCTGCGACAAGTCATCCATGGCGGCAATCGACTGAGTGACGCGCGAGGCCATATCAACGGCGGCGCGTGCCGCGCTAGTGAACGCCGCCGCCAGCCTGGTGCCCACCTCAATGCCCACCAGCGCTCGCAGCGAACCAGCGGCACTCGAGGCAGACTTGCTGAGCTTGCCCAGCATCTTCTCGGTCTGGTTCACGCCACGACCGATCCCCGCCGTGTCGGCGGTGATCTTCATGTTAAGTCCAACGGCGGTGGCCATGTCTAATCTCTCTTGCGACTCATGGCCCACTCCTGCAGCGCGGCGTTTATTTGCTCAGGAGATTGCGGTGCGGGGGTGATAGGTACGAAGTCACTGGCCTTGGGTGGCCTGCCCTTTTTGGAGTACGGGGCCAGCGTTGCAGCGGCCACGACGCCGGTCTGATGCCACGGGTCCGGCAGCGGCATGAAGTGCGTGTGGACCGCAATCCATTCGGCCAGCTCGGCAGAGTCCATGTCGGTGCATAGCTGCTTGACGCTCCAACCAAGACATGCGGCCAGCTTGAACAGAAACAACCGGGCTGGCCGCAGATTCAGTTTTTTGCGAGTTCCTCCACGTCGGCGTCAGAGAGCTTGTTGTGCTTCATGGCGGATTCCCACAGCCGGCCCGTGACTGCCGCCGACTTCTTGGCCAGCTGCTCGACCTCGTCTTTGGAAAAGAGCAGCTCGCCTTTCTCGTTGCACAGCACCCGCTGCAGGAACTTGCTGCGGAAGTTGGGCACGCCCGTGCTCTTGTTGGCCATCCACTCGTTTTCGTAGGAGTCGCGCTCACCCACGCTCATCACTCGGATAAACACAGACCCGCCCCACTCGGGCACCTTTACCTCGAGCAGGCCCAGGTCGTCGGCGGCAAGAATCTGTTCTTTGGTCAGAGACATGTTTGTCACCCGTCAAGCAGTTTGGCCGTGAACGTGTACCGCGTCACTCCGTTGAGCTGAGGCGTCGCGCTCACACCCGTACATACTGCCTTAAACGTCAAGGAAACCCCGCCGCCCGAAACGGCAAAGTCTTTGCGCTTGCCGTACTCGCCAGTGTTCATGTGCGCGGTGCCGAAAGCAGACACCGACACATCGCCAACTTCGTCGGTCCAGCCTTGGCTGCTGGAGTTTGACGAGCGGTCTTTGCGGACGCTGCCAAACAGCGGCAGGCCCAGTTCGTAGACCTCTTGGAAGGCCACGCCTCCCCACGTCACGGCAATGTTGGCAGAATCAGTCGCGGGCACCGCAGTAACCTCGACTAGTCTTCCACCTCAAACTCGGCACTGCCACGAATCACATCGCCGACGCTCAGTGAGATGGACGTGCTCATGCACGTGGCCGAGCCACTGACGGCAATGCCGCCGGTAATCGCAAGAGTGCCAGTAGTTCCGCCAGCAATCGCGCCGGTGCCAATAAACTCCACCGAGACAGTGCTGGGAGACTTCAGCGGGGCGGCCTGCCGGCGGATGAACGAGCCCGTAGTCTGACCGAAGTGAGTCGTTTCGATCATCTCCCGCGTGCTCTTGTTAAACGTGATCCCAGTCACGTCGCCAGTAAAGCCGGGGAAAGTAAAAGTGGTACCGGAAGAATCGTGAGGAGTCACCTTGGACATGCGTTAACTCTCCTGCCACCAAGTGTCAAAAGTCATCGTGATTTGATACGCCGGCGGAAGGTCGCCGCCGGCCAGCGTCACAAAGTCGTCGGACTCGCTTTCCAAGGCGACCTGTGACACAGTGCAGCCTAAAGCCTCGCCCCCGTAGCCATCCAGAACCGAACGGATAGCGTCGGCCGCCTCACGGGCCTCCTCGTAAGTGCCGCCGTAGACCTGGTACTCCATGCTGACACGCGGCACGCCCATCGGGGCAGCGAAGGTCTGCTCCCGGTCGATGCCAGCCCGGCGGTAGGTGGCAAAGGGATATGTGGCCGAGGCCGGGGCCATGACGGCGTAGATACGCCGGCCCAGGACCAGGGCCGTGGTGGGGGCCGCCACCAGGGCGCGGAGCAGCACGGCTTCGGGGGATTTGAGCATTAGCCGTCTCTGCCCTTTACCGGGAAAGTGTTGGCCAAGTCCTTGCTAGCCTTCTCAATGGCTGTTTGCATTCCAGCCTTAAGCTCAGAGCGGATGCTGCCGGCCGCCTTTCTAAACGAGGTGGCTATCGGCTTCTCAGGCTGCGTGCGGCCTAAGTAGACCTTCTGTCCGGCTGGGGCACGCTTAAAGAAAGCCTTGGGCAGCTTTGGCGTTGTCTGCACACGGGCCTGGCCGGCAAACTTGCCACGCTTGGCGACAGGCTTGATCTTGAATGGTCCAAGCCTGTTGTAGCTCGAGGCGATCGACTTTTTTGTGTATCGGGGATTTGTGCCAAACTCCAAAAAACCTGCGTGGAAGGCTCGGTCCTTGCCTTTCTGAACGCTGCCGCCGGTGGGAGTCTGCTTGCCTGTGCCAGCCTTTGTAAAGCCAACAAGGGCGACGGCGTTGCCGGTTTTCTTGTACGTCTTGACCTTGGTCGCGATTGACCTGCGAAGGTTTCCCGTTGGACCCTTTTGGTTAGTTCGCACTTCTGCACGCAAAGCGGTTAGCCCTGGCTTGCTGGCCTTCCGCAGTGCCGCGCCTAGATGCTTGGCAGCAAGGTTGCTAGGAAACTGACGCAGCTGTTTCCGCAACTCGTGCAGCTCGGGAAACTCGATTTTGACTCCGGTAAATCCTGCCATTACACAGCCTCCTGGCAGATAGCGACGTGCTCACTGCGGTTGGCGTACTCGAGCAGGCTGACGATCTCCAGCACCCGGCCTCGCCAGAACAGCCGCATGTTGTGTGTCATGCCGTCCACGTAACGCAGCCGTACTTTGTGCGTGACCGATACGTCGGCCTGGCCCAGCTCCAGCGCCTCCCGGCTACTGACGCCCTCCACGCTGGCCCACCGCTCGGCGAACGTCGCCCACTCCAGCGTGGTCTCGCCGAGCGAGTTGCGTCGCTCGGTCGCCTGCTGGATCGTCACCCGCTCGCGGAGCTTGCCTGGGTCAAGTGCCATACAGCACCAGCGTGTAGGAGGCGGTGCCAGCGGTGCCGATAACTTGAATGCTCAAGCTGTCATCGGAAGGCTCCATGTCGCTCACGCTCACAGCCCCGCTTTTGGATTGCAGAGAAAGGAGGTTTGCGTCAGACAGTCGCACGAGATTCCCGCCCGTCGCTGAAAACGCCACGCGAGACGGCGCGGTTATCGTTGACAGGCTGCCATCGGCATTGCGGTATGTGGGCGGAATCGAAATGCTTGCCCCAGCCGTCCCCGCCGTCCCCGTCACGATCGCCACCTTGCCCGTCGTGTACTCGGTGGAGCCCTCCAGGCTCACCACCTTGAGCGACGTGGTGCCGTCCGTGTCGTGGAACAGCACGTCTACGTTGATGCGGCCGTTGATCGCCATTAGCGGTAGCTCCCCCAGCGGTGCGTGTCGAGCAGGGCCTTGACGCCCAGCGGCACCTCGGCCATCGACGGGGCCACGGCGGTGCGATGCTCGTACAGGTGCGAGACCATCATCAGAATGGCCGAGCGGATGGCGGCCGGTACGCTGGTGCCATCGGCCCCGTAGCCGCCCCACCACGTCACGCTCACGGCGTTCTCGTCATAGAGGTGGCCCGGCCAGGTGCCGGCGTACGTCGTGCGGATGACGCCCGGCGTGGCCGCCCGGTCCACCCGGTACTCGGCCGTGCTAAGCGTGGCCGTCTGCTGCGTCTCGAGCGTGTACGTCACCACCGTGGCCGTAGTCGTGCCAGCCTGTGCCATCGGCGGCCGCGGCAGCTCAAACTCCCGCGGGAAGGCGTCGGTGCGTAGCGTCCACTGCGTGTGGATCAGCGACCGGTCGAGGTACTCCTCCACAAACTCACGGGCGGCCTTGACGATGGCCGAGATGAGCGAGTCGTCATCCGACACGTCTACCCGCAGATGGGCCTTGGCCTCGGAGAGCGTCACGGGCTCGACGGCCGGCTGGGTCGCACGTACGAGGCTGCGGTACTTCACGTCTTGCGGCTCCGCTTCTTCGGCGTGGCGTCGGCGGTCCTGACCTCGGGCTCGACGGCCGCGGTGTCGAGCAGCTCCTGCTGCGTCTCCAGTACGGCGTAGCCGGCCAGAATCATCTCGTGGGCCTGGCCGCCGGGTACGTCCAGCACCGCGCCCTTGTTGTACGACCGGAACGGACGCACGAGTCTTATCTTCTTCATTCCGGGGCTCTCCATGCAGTTTCTGGCGGCGTCATCGTCTTGGTGTATTCCGAAGTCCACTGAAAGACAGGCTTGTGCAAATCCTTGCCCGGCCACGTCACCATGTACTCGCCGTGGCCAATCGTCACCCGTGGCGTCACGAACACCTTGTTGCCGCTCTCCCGCCAGTTCGACCAGAACCAGATGTCAGGATCCCGCCGGCCGTCGCCCCAGGTGCCATCAGGGGCTGGCTTGCTCCAGAACCACGGCTTGGTGCACCGCTTCAGCGCCGCCGTGCTCAGGATCGTGCACCCGAAGTGCGCCGTGTCTACCTCCTGGACCGGCGCACCAAACCACTCGCGCGGCACTGATGTGCTGCCACCCTCAGGCGGATTGTCGAGGTTGCCCTTGAGCGTGAGCATTGGGCGGCCGTCCTCCCGCTTGGTCTGCAGTGGGGCCAAGGCGTCACACTGGAACGTCAGGGCCAAGGCAAAGAGGTGCTCAATGTCGGCCTGGGAGAAGAAGGAGTCGTAGTCGATAAGCAGCAGATATTCGCACTTGTCGATGAACCCTTCCCACACCCTGGTATGCACCTGGTCCCAGAACACGCCCGTGCCCATTGTGGGCCGGATGTTCAGCGGCATGAGGGCCTGGACCCACGCGAAGGTGTTGGCCGTAAACGACAGCCTAGGCATCGACAGGCATGCCTCGACCCGAACGTCCACCTCGCTGTTGCCAACCGTGATTTTCATGGAGTCTCCAAAAGCGAAACGGCTGGCAAGGCGTGTGCCCTGCCAGCCGTTCACTTTCGGTACTGTGTCAAGCGTCAGCCGCTGACCACGACGCCCACGCCGACCTCAGAGGCCGCCACAGGGCCAACCTCGGCCTTGCCCAGTCGCACGACCGAGCAGACCACGCTGGCCGCCTGGGGAGTCGCCTGGACCCGCAGGTAACGCCGCTTGCCCCGCATGTCCACGTTGAACCGGGCCACGTTGCTGGCACTCGACAGCGACGTGGTGGGGATCGTGAACCCGCCAGCCCCACCGCCCACGTAGGAGGTGATATTGGCGTAGTTCGACGAAACATCCGTGTCGCTCTGCTGCAGGACCAGGGCCCGGGCCATCGCGTCGGTCGAGGCCGCATTGGCCTCGAGCACAACGTCCACACTGGCGTAGTCGTAACCCAGCGTGTCGATGACGTGGCTAAACGTCGCTCCGGTCGCCGTGTCGGCCGTGCCGATGCTGGCAACAGTCTTGGTGCTCTCGAGGTGGTTCATGTCTTCAGGTTCTCCTAGAGGGTCAGATATCAGGTGTTGCCGACAAGAGCCACCATCGGGCCGGCCTCAGTGGCCGAGCCGACCGAGTGCCAGACCATGTCCGCGCGGGCCACCCCGATGTAAAGGGTCTGGTCCAGCTCGACATACCGCTCGGTGCTGATCTTCGTGGCGAAGGCCGACCGGATGCCGTACATGCCGGCCAGGCTGGCGTCACCGAAGAGCACCGAAACCTTCTCGTCGAGGTTGCCCGACCGCGGAAGGACGTTGGTGATCGTCACAGGGTAGCCAAGGAAGCTGAACCCGGTGCCGTTCTCAAAGCTCGGCCGGCCAAGGGCACCAAGGTCGAGCCGCTGCATCGAGTTGGCGAAACCGGCGCTGGAGATGTACCAGCGGGGGCTCGTCACGTAGGTCGGAAGCAGGGCCACGACCGAGAGGAAGTCGTTGACCGTGAACTCGTCAAACGCATCCCGAGCCGAGGCCGGCTTGTGGAACGAGCCAGCCGCCGTCAGGATCTTGTTGGCGATGCCGTAAACGCCGCCGTAGGTGTTGGTGCCGTCACCGTTCACTGCCGCCTGGTCCAGCTTCTCGCCGATGGCCGTGGCGAACTCAGCGATCACCCAGTCGCCAACGGCCGCGGCATCGGCCAGCAGTTCGTTGCTGACGCGGGTGCCGACCGTGAGCTTTTTCGCCACCAGCCGAATGTCGGTGGCAGACGGGTCGCTGGTCAGGATCTCGGAGCTCTCGCCGGTCCAGTTGGCCGTCACGCCGGTGAGCCGCTTCACGGCCGTCACGGTGTCGCTGGGCATCTGGACGAGCTGCATGGCCGCAGGCCACACGGAGAATTCTTCGACTAATCGCACCACCTGACCACTGGCAATCTCGGGGACAAACACACCGCCGGCCGAGTTGACCGACTCGCCGAGCGCCCGGCTCTCAACGCCGTGGTCGTGGCACCACCGCTTGGCATCGGCATCGCCGTGCACGTAGCCCTGCAGCCACTTGCCGAACGAGTAGGCGTCACGCCGGCCCTGTTCGTCGTTGCTGAACGCCTTCAGGCGGCCACGGTAGGACACGGGCTCAATGCGGGCCGCATCGTCACGCACGACCTCGGGGGCCGGCTTGCAGCGGTCAGCGACCGCACGCAGGCTCTTGGCGGACTCCATCGCAGCCTTCGCCGACTCAATCTCTTCGGCAACCTTCTTGGAACGGGTGACGAGCTTGTTCAGCTTGCGCTGACGCGAAGCCTGTGCCTCAGCCTCGAGCGGCGTAGCCTCTTCGCCCTCAGCCCCAACCTCGCTCTGCGACTCGGCCAGCAGCGCCTCGATCTCTTTGGCAAGCCGCTCAGCCTCAGCCAGAAGTTCTTGCAGCCGTTCCATGTGCGTTTTCTCCAGCGGCGTTATTGCCGTCTGGGTGCAGCCTAGGAACGCACCTGGGGTGCCTTGCAGTAACGCACTTCAGAATGTGTTGTTTTAACAAACGCCACCGCACGCGCACCGCACCGCGGGCATCGCATGTACCGCTGCCGCTCGTCCCCAACGGGACGGCTGGACCGGGTGCGGAGTCGTTCACCGCACGTACAGCGTGGTTGTTCGCTCATACGTTCTTAAGTCGCAGGAGAGCGGCCCACGCCTGGGCGACGCCCCGCAGGGCCGAACGCTCGGCAAGCGGGGCCGCCGGCTCCTTCATTGTCTCCTGGCTGGCAAGCCACGCCTCGTAGCTGCGTTGGGCCACGGCCACGCTGCTGGCCGGATAGGCCGGGGTCAGCACGACCGACACGTCGGCCAACAGGCTCACCTCACGGATTTCCCGGATGGTGCCTTGCTCGTCTCGGGACCAGCTGGCTCCCTTGCTCTCGTCCACCGCGAACGCGAAAGAGCTGCCACGCAAATCACGACGACGGATCAGGGAAAGCGTGTCCCGGCCCACCTGGGTATCGGGCGGCGTCACGGTGTAGCGCAGCCCCTTGTCGTCGCTCGACAGCTCGAGCGTGCCAGAGGACGTGCGGCCCAGGATCAGGTTGCTGTCGTGGTTCAGCAGCGCCACCACGTCCTGCTTGCCACGCTGGCGGCTGAGGATTCGGTCAAAGGCACCAGGGCGGATGATTTCGCGAAACGCCGAGCCGCCTTCCCGCAGCGGCAGGCTGAACCGGTTGTAGACGGCGGCGTAGCCGGTAATCACTTCCTGGCCATCGGACCGCTTTTCAATGGTCAGCTCGGCCTCGGGCAGCTCGTCAAAGTCCAGGCAGCGTCGCTCAAGTTCCATCGTCGGTCTCCTCGTCTGGCGTGTCTTCTGGCTCGTCGGCCGGCGGCGTCACGACCGGCTCCTGGGGCATCGGTGGCTCTTGGGCCGGCGCTGGCTCAGGCTCGGCCGCAGCCTGCTCGAGCGTGGTCATGTTCAGCGGCACGAAATGCTGGTCGCCCGCAGGCCCAATCGGGTTGAGGTTCTCCAGCTCGCGCACCTCGTTGACGGTCATCCACCCGTTGGTCAGCGCCGAGACGTAGTAGGCCGAGCGGCTGGCGTGGTCGCCACGCAGCAGGCCCGACACGCTGTGCTCCGCGAAATACCGCTCGTCATCCTCAATCAGGTCGCGACTGATGGCGGCTTCCCACCGCTTCAGGTGCGGCAGCAGGCAGTGCTGGACGAACTCCGTGCCCTGCACCTCAATGTTGCTGTACGTGCTGCGGCTCAAATCTTGAATCATGTGCGGAGGCACGCGGAACGCTCGGCAGATCTCAATGACCTGATACTGCCGCGTCTCCAAAAACTGGGCCGCCTCATTGCTGCCCGTAAGCTCGTGGGCCTTTACGCCGTTGGGCAGGATGGCCGTACGAAAGGCCCGGTCAGCGCCACGGTGCATCCGCTCCCACTGCTCACGCAGCCGCTCGGCCGCCTCAATCGGGATCGGGTTGTCGGACTCCAGCACGATGCCCGGCCGGGCTCCGTTGCCAAAGTACGTGCTGCCGTGCGTCTCCAACGCCTGGGCCAGGCCGATGGCATTGGCGAACGTCTTGTACGTCGGCACGGGCGTGAACCCGTCTTCGGTCGTGAACCGCAGGGCGAAGATTTGGTCCTGGCGGTAGATGGTCTGCCGGTTGCTGTCGGGCTCCCGGTACTTGTAGCGGAGCGTCCCGTCCTCGAGCCGCTCAACTTCCATCCGGCTGGAGTGCAGCGGCCATAGCTCTGACACCGGGCCACGGTCGCCGCCACGGATCTCGGCGTAGCTGGCCCCGTAGTGCAGGTAGAGGCCCGTCATCCAATCGCGAAACTCTTGGGCCGTCTGCCACGGGTTGGGCTGCGTGTGCAGCAGACGGTACAGCGGGTTCTCTGTCACCTTCCGCTTGCCGCCGTTGGCCAGCTTTTCGTACAGGTGCAGCGGCAGCGAGCTTACGGCGTCACTGATAACCCGGATGCAGGCCGTGTAGGCCGAGCACGCCATGCTGTTGTCGGCGTTGACCCGGATGCCAGACGGCGTCCGGTTGCTCGTGTGGCCGTCGTAGTCCCAGTGCCGCAGCTCGTGCATCCGGTAGTCGGTGAGGTTGCTCATATGATCGTGATGTTCCAATCAGGTTCCGGTGCCGGCGCGGTTGCTTTCTGCCACAAGCCGATTGCCATGACGAGCGAAACGATGCCGTCGATGCGCTCCGTGCTGCGTGCCTTGCTGGGCTTGATGTTTCCTGCCGCGCTGTCGGTCTGAATCGCCACGTTGCCGGCCTGCCACGCCAGCACCGGATGGCCGCCGTGCAAGACCTTCCCGCTCACGACCCAGTTCTCAAACTGCTTGGACGGGGCCGAGAGCGAGCCGTAACCTTGCCGGTATTGTTCCATCTGCAGGCCATCCCCTTGCAGTTGCAGCCCAAGCTGCGCCGAGTTCCACGGGTCCAGGCCCACGCCCCGAATCTGGTACTTCTTCGCCAAGTCGTTGATGTCGGCCCGCACCTTGTCAAAGTCCGTAACGTTGCCCTCGGTCATGTGCAGATGGCCCTGCCGGTGCCATGTGAGGTACGGCACCTTGTCCCGCCGCTCACGCTGGTGGGCGTTCTCTTCGGGAATCCAGAAGTGCGGCTCGACCCAGAAGGTGCCATCGTCCAGCGGGAACAGCAGCACCAACGCCGTGGTGTCGAACGTGGTGGCCAAGTCCAGGCCAGCCCAGCACTCCCGGCCCTCGAGCGGCATCGGACAGGAAGCGTTGCCCTGAGCCCAGTGGTCCATGCGTAGCCAGCGGGTGTCCTGCTCAGTCCACTGGTTGAGGTACAGCTGGCGGAACGTGTTCTCGTACGCGGGCATTTCCACGGCCCTGGCACACTCGCTCCGCAGGAAGTCGAGCTTTACGCTCACGCCCAGGTTAGGATTGGCGGCGGTCCACGTCGCCTCGTCCTTCCAATCAGCCTTTGGCCCCGCGGCGTAGATGGCGGACAGGAACCGTTCGTCTTTCACGGCCCCGGCCGCCACGCTCTCGGCGTACTTCCAGATTTCCCAGCAGATGCTCTTGCGGTCGTAGCCGGCCGTCGTGATGTAGACCATAAGCGGCTGCGACCTGGCTCCCATGCTCGTGGCCATCACGTCCACCAACTCGCGGTTGGGCTGAGCGTGTAGCTCGTCAAAAATGACCCCACTCGGATTGAGTCCGTGCTGAATCCCGGCCTCGGCAGACAGGGCCTTGTACGTGGCGTGCGTCTTCTCGCAGACGATGGCAGAGCGGTAGACCTTCAGGTGCTGCGACAAGACAGGCGACTGCTCGACCGCGACCCTCGCGGTATCGAACACAAGCCTCGCTTGGTCACGCGACGCAGCACAGGAATAGACTTCCCCGCCCGGTTCAGGCTCCATGAGGAGCTTCAACGCCAGCCCGGCACACAAGGTGCTCTTGCCGTTCTTGCGTGGCACCGCCAAGAGCGAGGTACGAATCTGCCGCCGGCCGTCACGCTCGGCGAACAACGCCCGCACGTAGTCGCGCTGCCACGGCTCAAGCAGAAACGGCTGGCCACCCTTGTCGCCCTTGGCGTGCGTGAAGAACCGTTCGAAGAACTTCACCGCGCGGCAGGAGGCACAGGTGCACTCAGCCAAACAGGATGGCGGCGTCTTCGTCGGTGGCCGGCTTGTCCGGCTGGACGCTGAGCGACGACCTGGCTGACGGGTTGAGCCCAAAGTCTTGCTCCAGTTGCCGCAGCTGCTGGGCGAGCTTGTGGGCGATGCTCACCTCAGGCCGCTGGGCGATGTACTTGATTTCGCCGCCGTCGTTCAGGATCGGGTACGTGCAGCCCTGCTCTTTCAGGATCGCACGGGTGGCAAGCCACCACTCGTACGTGTCGCAGTAGCGGGCCAGGGCTTCCACGTCGGCGTCGGTCATGACTCGCACCGCCTGCAACAGCGGCAGCAGCTCCCGCCACTTGGCCTGGGCCACTTCGCCAAGGTGGCCGGGCATGACGATGCCGGTGGTTGGCGGGGCCGGCTCGGTGTTGCGCCGAGACCTTACGGTTCCGCGAGCGATTTTGATGGCGGTCGGAGCCGGCTTGGGGCCACGCTTACCCATAACCTACCCCCTTGCGATTACTCATCGACACATACACAGAGCAGGCAACCGGGGTTTATTAGCGGCCAGGCCCCCGTCATCCGACCCGCCCTCCCCCGCCTGGGTGGCCGCCCGCCCCGCCGGGGCGTACCATTGAGCCCTCTTAACCCTCACCCGGAAAGGACGGTGTGCTGTGGCATCTTGGCTGATTTGGTTGGTACGGTGCGTGGCTGCGTTTATCCTCGCTTCCATGTCTTTGGTGTTGCTCATCTTCACGGCAACGCAGGCCGAGAACAGAGCCATGATGCTTGGCGTGGCTGCCGTGTTTGGGATTGCTGGGGTGGCAACTTGGCCACGCATGCCGAATGCCTGGCGTCGTGATCCGCCCACCGCAAAGCAGTTGGCATATGCAGAACGACTTGGCCTTGATGTTCCCGCTCGAATCAGCAAAGGCGAACTGTCTGACATGATTAGTTCCGTGACTGGACGGTAAGCCTCTGCTCCTCGAGCGTCTTGCGTCCGTGGCACCGTATGCACAGCGTCTGCCCGTTAGCCACGTCGTACCGCTCGCCACCCTGTGCAATGGGCACTACGTGGTCCGCGTGGTTGGCCGGGTCGATACGCCCACAGTCCACGCAGGCCCACGCATCTCGGGTCAGCACAGCCTGCCGCCACTTGCGGTGTGCCTTGTCGCAATACCCACGGGCTGCCGCGTTTGGCCTTAGGCTCTCGTCTCGCTTGCGGCGGGACTTGGGCAGCGGCCTGTGGGTTGGAATGCGATGGGGCATCAGCTCTTCATAACGACCACGCCGGCAGTGCCTGTGCTGTTGGTCGTGGCACTGACGATCTTAAGCCAGGGCAACGCGAACACGGCATCGGGCAGCGAGTAGGCTCGGCCGTCCGTGCTCGAGGGGGCCAGCGTCAGGTCCACTGCCGAGCCATCCGAACCGTATAGGCGACGGAAGGGGCCGTCCGCTGCGGTAGCACCAAACATCTGCAGCGTCGTAGCGTTGGTGCTGATGGTGCCAATCGACACCACAGCCCCAGCCATGTCGCTCAGGTTGATGGTGGTGGCCAGCGCGGTTGCCGTGTGCAGGGTGATAGCAACGTCACGCACGCGGCGGCGGATCTTGATCTCGGACATGGGCGAGCTCCAAGTGGTGGCACAGGTCAAAGCCTGCAACGAGGCCAATGCCTATAGGCTAGGCAGTGCAGGGGCGAGGCTTGCAGTTACACCTCGAGCATCTCCCCCGGGATCATCCCCCGTATCTCCTCCGCGAGCTTCCGCGCCTCTGGCGTCGGGTCGCCGTGCTTCATCAAGCTGCGGCACCGCTGGTCGATCTCCCACAGGGCGAGCAGTGCCTTGCCGCCCAGTCGTGCGGCGTCGTAGTCGCCCTGCTCGTCGGGGAGCGTGAATCGCAGTGTCGCTACGGGAGACATATCAAATGCGATGTGTTGCGGAAACGGATTGGGGGCGACGCAGAAACTGTCACTTCCCGCCATCTTCTGTGCAGGCCGTAAACGTACACGCCAACTCCTGCATCGCCAGCCGTTCCGGGTAGCCATTCGCAATCAGCCACGCGGTCATATCGCCATCCGTCGCGGGATCGTACAGGCGCGGGAACCCGTACCTGTGGCCGCCTGCCGGATCGACCCAGTACGGGCGTGACAGCCACGCGGGCGGGATCGCAGGCTCGGGTGGCGTGGCAGTATCGCCCGCTGCGATAGCCTCTGGCCGGTCGGGCGACAGCCGCTCCAGCAGCGTCCGCAGCGACTCCCGCTTTATCGGCCCGCCTTCGGGATCGTCGTAGGTGCGTGCGGTCTTGTCGATTGCCCACCGAATCGCCTCCCGCTCCTCGTCGGTGAGCCGCAGGCGTTCGATGGCGGCCGCCGCGTCATGGCAATCCCAGTAGTGCTGCTCGTCGTCGGTGCCGATCATGTTGGCCCGCGTCTGACGCAGGCGGGTGGCTATGTCAGGCATTTTCCATTGTCCAGAAAACGATCCCGGCGGGTTCTCGTCACCCCGTTATCAGTGAGATCGATGCCCGCCGGGATCGCTGATCGGTAAGAAATCCTAGGTACTTTTCCTGACGCCCCAATCATATCGCATAAGACACGTTTCTCGTCGGTTCTCGCATACGGTTGGGGCGTCATGTTCCGCCTCTAACGTCACTTGCTGGGTTCTTGCTGTTTCGCCAGTTCCTTGCCAGCCTCAAGGCCAGCAAGGTACGCAGCAGTAAGTGCGTCTCCGTCTTCTTGTCCTTCGGCCAAATACACACCCTCGCAGCGGTCGAACGCTTGGCCAAGAAGGTGCCGCCAAAACTTCAGTTCTTTGCCGCGATGCTTCACAACCAGCGTGA